CCAGCTCGCGGCGGTGGTCTCGGTGTTCATGAGCCACGCCACGCGGCCGGGGTCCTTGTACCAGACGTCCGAGGACATCTCGGCGGTGGACTCCAGCAGGAGCTGGCTGCTGCTCTGCAGCATGACCATGCTGGCAGCCTCGCCGGAGCTGAGCAGCAGGAAGGTCTGTGGCTCAGCAGTGGCCACCACGTCGTCGGTACCCTCGGCGGTGGAGGTGACGGCTTCCTCGACACGGCGGAGCAGGACCACCATGGAGCTGGCGTTCGCGCCGGTGGCGGCCGTTTCCAGCAGACCGAGCGCCACGGACGAGGTGGCCTTGGCGCTCTCGTTGGCTTGGAACACGGCGACGGTGTTGGCAGCGAGCGAGCTGGTGGCCTGTGCGGCCGACAGCAGGAGCTGCGGCACGTCCATGGCCGCGATCTCGTCCTCAGCATTGGCCACCGACTCGGCCATCTCATTGAAGGCCGCGATCAGGCTGGAGCGGCCGCGCGCGGCGTTGCTGATCAGGCTGGTGACCACGAGCGACGGCGACACGTCACTGTGCGCCTCAGCCACGTTGATCATCATCGCGTAGGCGTCGATCGACACCTGCGACGTAGCGTTGCCCGACTCGGTGATGGTCGGCTGGGTGATGCCCGGCATGGTCGTGGAGCTGCCGTTACCCACCGACGACTGGACCATGATGACGTCCGTCGCCGGGCAGGACGAGGTAGCAACGACCAGCTCCTCGACGATCTCGCAAGATTCACTCATGGCTTGTTGACTCCTACAAAAGCGGGGTAGCCGTCGTTCGGGCCGATGCTGTCAGGCGCGTACCCGTACGTGCGATTCTCCCCTTGGTAGCTCGAAAGGTTGGTCGCGTACACCAGCATATCGTTCCCGATAGCACTGTGCTCGGCGTAGATGAACTGCACGATCGACGTGACCGGGTCGGGGGACGGGGTCATCCAGTGGTTGAACACTTGGCTGGCGGTGACCGGAATCGACAGCGGGCCACCGTAGCCCGGAGAAATCAGGTACAGGCTGCCCTTCTCGTCGCCCTCAAGATTCCAGTTCGTGTTGCTTCCGGTCCTGTCCATTCCCGGCTGGTTGAAGTTGTCCACGATCTGGCAGATCTGCAGCCACGGGCCGGAGTCCGCGAACTCGTGGCACGCAGCACCACCGCCGCCACCGACCACCCACGGGCCGCCGCTGTTCGGCTCGTACGCGGTGCAGACGACGCGGCGCTCCTTGGGGAAGCCGGTGCCACCGAGCGAGCACGGCGCATCGCCGCGACACACCTGGGTGTTGCAGTCCGGGCGGTTCGGCGGGAACGGCGGCGGGTTGATGCGAGGGAAGCAGCGCCACGCGTACCCCACGTTGGGGTCCTTCACGATGTCGTAGCCGATCGACGTGGACCCGCTGCGGCCGAGGTTGTAGCGGCTGCCGGTGGCGTAGTAGTACGCCTCGCGGCTGTACTGTGGGATGGCCACGGCGGACACCACCTGCTCGCCGCCACGGCGGTCGACTACCGTAGTGCGGCGGAAGATGCGCTCGCGCCAGACATAGGCGGTTTCGGGCGACTGGATGAAGTCCGAGAACTTCGGCGGGTCGTAGCCGAGACCCTGCGAATCGATCTGGGTGATGACCGTGTGCTCCTGCAGCACCTTCCGATCATCGAAGTCGTTCGTGTACATCATGGTCGGGAAGCTGCGCGACCCAGACGTCTCAGTGATCGTCCACGAGCCGGCCAGCAGGCATTCGCCGGGGTACGGCTCGCCGTCGACATTGTTGTAGGTGTCCTGCTTCGGGTTGTAGAAGTACTTGACCACCTTGAGGTCGCCGTCCACGAAGGACACGAACATCGGCGTGTCCACTTTTGGAACCGGCAGGCCAGCGGCTTCGACGGTAGGCACCCCCTCGTGGCTGAGCAGGCCCGGGAGCATCGGCTCGTGGAACTTGATCGGCACGTACCGTGCGTAGCTGTGGCCCGGAACGGGCGGGCGGTAGATGTACCCCTCGGTGTTCTTGCGCAGGCTGGCGGTGCCGCTGGCAATCGGCTCGCCGGGCTCCCAGTCCTCCTTGATCGCGCCGATGTTGATGTTGACCTGATACCAGACACCGCGCTGGAAGCCGTCGTCGCCGAAGTAGTAGGCGGTGTTGTGCGCCTCGTTGCCGCGCTCGTTGAACGCCCAGCCCATGGCGGAGCTGTACGCGCTGCAGCGGTAGAAGTCGCTCAGGTCGCTGGGCTCCAGCAGGCGGAGGATCTCGCCACGCTCGATCAGCTCGTTGACCTGCGCCGCCGTGTTGGGGAACGCCTCACCAGTGGGGAGGCAGCCCAGCTCGTCGAGTGCATAGGTCATGGCGGAATCCCCGCGCGCCTCGGCGCGTGCGCGGAACCCCTCAGTCATGGAGTGCGGGAAAATCGGCAGCGGGCGGGCGATGACGCCGCGCTGTTGGCTGATCTCCACGATCCAGAGCCGGCCGTCAGCGGCAATGGTGATGCCGTGCGTGCGGATGAAGCGCCAGTCGTAGCGGATCTGCACGCCGTTGGCGTCAACGTCCTTGATGTACTTGCTGTCGGGCTTCTTCTCGCGAGGGTCCCGCAGCTTGGCCTTGCCGATGCGGCCCAGCCCCATAGCGATCTGGGCGACCTTCTTCATCGTTCCCGAATACATGGACGAGCGCAGCTTGGTGTACTGCGTGAAGACCGGGCGGCCGGAGGGGGAGTTGTTGTTCAGCTCGTCGAACGCCACCCACGGGCGCACGGCGAGGCGCGGCACTTCCTGCCGGCCACCGGACAACTCTTCGTGCGTGCGCTGGCACGTCGGCGTGGGGGAGAAGCTGACGCAGACCGAGTAGCGGATCTCGTTGCCTTCGTCGTCCGTGCGCGTGCGCTCTTCCAGATACCCGTTGTAGACCAGCCCGGAGTAGAAGTCCGGGAAGAGCGTGCCTTCCGGGATCGGGTTCTCGGGGTTGACCATCTCCGGCACGTCAGGTGCCACGGAGATGTGGATCAGGTTCTGGCCGTGTGACGACAGGACGTAGATGGTCGAGTCGTCGTCTACACGACGCGACATCGAGAAGGTTCCGACTTCGGCTCGCTGTTTGAAGGTCTGGACCTTGTAAAGAAGCGCCTTGGCCTCGGGGACGAGAGCCAAGGCGCGTTCTTCATCACCCTCAAGCCGAATCGATGGAACTCCATCGTAGACGGCCATGATGGATCAGGTCGACGTCAGCTGGACGCGGTAGGCGAGGTTGAACACGTCCGTGTTGTACAGCGTACGGGCCGCGCTGAACTTGGTCGCCGAGACCAGCTTGCCGGTGACCGCGCCCTTGGTCGCCTCGCTGAGCAGGGCCGCGCCGTTGACCGTCAGGCTCGAAGCCGTGGCGATCGTGAAGGCAGCCTTGTTGGCGAGGTTGTCGATCAGCGGCGTGGTCGGAGCGGTCGGCGTCCAGATCGGACGGGTCGCCTCGGTGTAGCCCTCGGTGTTGGACGTGATCTCGCTCGCCGTCGCCGGGTAGCTCGCAGCGGTCAGGCCAGCCAGCGGGGTGTAGTTCGCTGCGTACAGCGACAGGTACCACGTGGGCAGCTTGGTGCCGTTGTTGAGGCCGACGCTCAGCAGGTAGATCAGGCCTTCGTCCGGCAGCGAGTTCTTGTCGAACCGCTCGTCGAGGCCGTTGACGTCGTGGAGGTAGCCACCCTGCGCGACAGCAGCGGCGCGGGCGAAGTAGAGGCCACCGTCGCCGGTGACTTCGAACTGGCGGTTACGCAGGTAGCGACCGAACTCGCCGGCGTGCTTCTGCAGATCACGATCAAGCATGAGATTTCTCCTTCACGAGATGACAGAGTCGACAGCGGTTCCGAAGGTCGCCGTGGACGTGGAGTTTACAGGGGTGACGACTTGTTTACGACCTTCGCGCAGCAGGAAGGCCGACCGTCCGGTCAACCCGCTGGGAACTTTCAGACGGTCGGGCTGAAGCTCGATCGTCGTACCGCCCGACATCCCGACCACGTATCCAGACGTGCTCAGCCAGACAGCCACGGGGGCTTCGGCCGGCACCTGCTTGGGAGGGAAGTGCTCCGGGGGAACCATGATGCTGGAACGCGCCACTGCACGGCAGGTGGAGACACGCCGCTGCTCGAACTTCGTAGGGTCGGTGCCGGACAGGAACCAGACGCCACGGCTGTCGCCCACGTACAGCCCGTCGCTCACGGACTCCACGAAGGCGATGTGCCCGCTGAAGGGGATGACGCCATGCGCCGGGTTGTGCAGGTGCGGGCGCAGCGCCTCAGAGAACCGCAGCGCTCCATTCTTGGCGGTGAACAGGCGACCGTTGTGCCAGCGCACGATGTCGCCGGGCGGCAGCGGGATCAGGAACTGGGTGTCCAGCTCGCCGCCCTGTGCGGTCTCTGCCACCACGTAGGTGGGGAATACGGCGGGGAGCTCGGCAGCCCAGCGCAGCACGTCGCCGTCGGCGGACGTGATGTACACGGAGATCGTCCACCCCAGCTGCTGCGGGAGGTTGGCCAACCGGATGCCGCCGCCATCAGGCAGATCGATGACCTGCAGCTCGGTGGCACCGCCTTCCTCACCCCGGTCGTCCACGAGGGTGATCGCCACGCCGTACTTACCGGGGGTAAGGCCACCGGACGCTTCGGTCAGGGTGGGGGTAGTAGGTACCGGCACGCCGACGGGGCGCGCCATGGTGCTGTCGCTCGGCACCCAGCCGAGGGTGGTCTTGTTAGCGAAGTAGAGGTTGCCGTTGTACTCGGTGTACTCGAGCTTGTCCGGCGAGTTCAGAGTCGCCAGTGAGGTCATGGCGTAGGTGTTGATGTCGAGCTGGTACAGCGCGGAGTCCTGAGCGACGAGGGTCCAGCCCTTCTGCGCGGCGTAGAACAGGCTGTGCATGCCCGGATGCGCGACGCGCCGGGTGTAACCGGCGCGGCGTTTGAAGCGACCGGCCCGGCCGATGTCGACGTTGACGGCAGAGCGCACGGCTCCCTTCACGAGAGCGGTCTCGCTGGAGAGGGTGTCGACGCCAGTAATCGGCAGCGGGTACGGCTTGGTCTGGCTCATCAGGTCACCACCGGTTGAGGGACATTCTGCTGCGACAGGATCGGCAGCGGGGTTACGACGCGGTTCGTGCATCCGAACGGGTTGGACACGCTCGGACCGGCAAAGCCGATCTCGGGAATGCCCATCGGGCGAATCGGAACCCCAACACGCGGCGTACCAACCGCACTGTCGGACGGGCCCGAAGGACGTAGGGGGTGAAGCATGCGCGGGGTCCCCATGATGCTGAGATCGTCCCCATGCGGCTTGACCTTGCCCGCCTCCCACCGGTCGATGTCGCCAACCTCCAAGCTGTCCCAACCCGCCGGGAGGATAGTCGCCACCGTCTTGACAATGTGGTCCCCGCTATTGTAGCTCGAGATCCCACGGCCGAGAATAGTCCGGACGGAGTGGGAGATCAGGTGGTTTCCGACGGCCGAATCCGGGCCGATGCCGGCCAGACCGCCTTCAGGGTTGCGCCGACGCACGCGCATCCGGTCCGCGAAGGAGCCGAGATCGTCGTCCTCCAACGACAGGGAGTTCCAGCCCTCGACGGGCAGCTCGCGGTTCTTGTGCGACACCCACGTATTGCCCCAGAGGGTGAGGACGTAGCCGCCCCAGTTGTAGACACGCGGGAAGCCCACCAGCGGGGTGCCCCACGGGTTGGTCAGCCCCTGCTCGGGGTTACCACGATGCGGGATGCCCTGCGGCGACACGGTGCGGATGAACAGCTCGACGCGGTGCTGCCCCCACAGGGTGGCGACGAAGCCGATCGGCTTGGCCTCGGGGACGATCTCCTCCGGCGGGAAAGCGACCGTGTGCTGCCCGAACGCATTGAGCGGCTGGATGCCAGTGTGCGACGTGTCGAGGTTCACATACTGCGGAACGTCGAGGAACATCACCAGTCCGAAGCGCAGGCTGCGGATCGGCGTCGGGTACACGTACTGCCGGCTCAGCGTCAGTGTCGGACTGCCGTAACGGGTAGCCGGGCTCAGCCCCGGGGGGTTGCCGGAGTTGTGGTTCGGCACAGGGCCGATCACGCGGTGCTGGTTCGACACATCCGGGCGGCCGAACCACGGCCAGCCGCGATCGAGCGACCAGTTCCCGGCGGACGAGAACGCGAGACCTTGGTCGATACGGTGCGGAGCGTTCTGCGGGTGATTCTCGCGCGCCTGCTGCGTCGCCTCGGTGCCGGCCGGAGCGTAGATGGTGTGCGGCGTGACGCGCGGACGCTGCGCCCAGACCCAGTTCTGGTCGCTGCTGGACACCGGCGGCGTGGTGTTCGGCCACGGAATGATCCGGGGGAACAGGTACTGGGTGAAGATCAGCGTCGGCACACCGACCTGATCGAGGTTGAACGGTCCCGGCGGCACCTCGATGGTGTTGCGCGTCAGCACCGGCTGGCCGTAGCCCCCCTCGTAGATGCCCTCGGGGAAGATCGTGGCGAGCCGGATCCCGGGAGACGGAACGATGCCGGGGTTGTGCTCCAGTCCGATGTAGAAGCCGTTCGGCTCGATGAGCTGGCGCGCGGGCGGATCCGGGATCACGTTCCGGATGCGGTGCGTGACCGAGAACACAGGCACGGAGATCGGAGCGACCGTGATGGTGCGCGTCCGGTAGCTGATCAGGTGCGAGCCCCACACCGTCAGGTCGCCGGCGGTGATGGTCAGGTGGGTGTTGTAGTTGAACACCTTGGCCAGCCCGTACAGCGACTGGTCGCTCGGGAACACGCGCAGCGTCTTGTTGCGGTTCTCGACGATGGGCTCGCCCACCCACGGCACGGCATGCACGTTCACCGACTTGGGGTAGGCGATCGTGAAGTGCTCGTAGACCGTGTGGCCGCCGAACTGCGGCGGCGCGATGCCAGCGGGGGCGATCGGATGCGGGTTGAACCGCACCTCGGGGAAGCCCGACGGCACGTCGTAGAACAGGCTCGGGTACACCGTCCGGACGCGGTAGGCGATGAACGCCGTGCCCACGGTCTCGCCGCCGTACGGGAAGATGTGCTTCACCGTCCGGTTGAGGTTGATCACCTGCTCGGGCGTGCCAACCTGCGCACTGTCCCAGCCCTGCGGCGCGAGCACCGCAGCGTTGTTATAGATGACCGTGTACTGGGTGTTGTAGAAGCTGTCCCAGCCCTCGGGGCCCACGTAGCGGATGCGGTGGGCGATGAAGGTCTCGGGACCCCAGATCGTGGCGTCGAGACCCGGCGGCAGCAGCGGGGCAGCCGTGTTCTCGACGATGTTACCGATCACGCTGAAGCGCGACGACTGCCAGCCGCCGGGGCCAAGCGTCCGGGTCTTGTTCTCGACGAACGGGCTGTACGGCGGCCACTGCGTCGGGTCGCTGTTCGTGCCCATGTACGGCTGCACGAACAGGTACTGATCGAGGTTGTAGACGATCGGGAAGTTGATGTTCTGGCTCAACCACCCGGTCGGACGCAGCACCTCGAACTGGTTGCGGACGTGCGTCGCGCCATACCCGGTCGGATCCGCCTCACCGCTGTGGTGGAGGATCCGCTGCAGGTTGATGTCGAACTCGTGGTTCTCGGAGATGAAGCTGCTCTCCCAACCACTGGGCGCGACGACCTGAATCCGGGCCACGTTGTGCGAGCCGAAGATGTTGCTCGCAATGAAGGGCGGCTCGATGTAGCGGACCGCGTACTCGACGCGCGCGTTGCCGGTAACCCACGGGTTGGGGCCACGGCCGGCGAGATCGATGAACTGGATATCGAACGCAACGACGTGCGTGTTCGCGATCTGGTTCGTCGGCACGGCGATGCCGCCGGGCGTCAGGTACCGGATGCGGAAGTCGATGAACGGGCTCGGGATCTGGCGATCGCCGTTCGGGCCGGTCTGCGGCGGCGGGGCGATGCCGCCGACGGAGATGCCCTGCGCCACCTGCGTGAGCACGGGAGTGCCGAACGCCTGCGAGTTCCAGCCGGACGGGCGCAGGTTGTCGACGAACAGGCTGACGTTGTGCGAGCCGAACGCGAGCGTGCTGGCGATGCCCGACGGCCGCGCGCCGAGGGGCTGCGTGAACGTGGGGGTACCGAACTCCAGCTGGTCGAACAGCGTCGCGCCGAGGATGCGGCCGGAGCCGAGCGCACCGAACTCGAGGACGACGTTTGCCGCCGGCGGGACGGAGTACGGCTCGTCCAGCCAGTTGAGGATGATGTTGACGGCCGGCGGCGGGCTGTACCCGCCGAGCAGGCGCACGCGGCCGTCGCCGAGCGGCCACTGCGGCTCTGCGATACCGGTGACGTCGATGAAGCGCCGCCACCGGACGTATTCGGGGGTTTCGACGACCGTCGTGCTGTCGATCGACGGCGGGTAGATGTGCGGCACGTCGCGCTGGATGGACAGCCGCCCGAATGCGGAGGTGTCAGTGCCGCTGGCGCGCAGCACGCCAGAGCGGCGAATGCCCGGGGTGCCGAGGCGCGCAGAGTCCCCTACACCGGCTTGGCGTACATCGCCGACCGGGGTGTCGAATTCGAGGTTGACCGACGCGCCGCTGGGCGGGATGTAGCTACCGCCGAACTCTAGGTCTACTGCGCTGCCGTTCGGGGGCACATACGGCATGTCGTACCCCCTATCAGGTCATGAGCGTCGACGGAACATGTGCGAAGACGACGCTGTTCTGCTCTGCGGAGTCGTCCACACCGATCAGCGTCCACGGACCGGGACCGATCTGATCGAAGAGGAAAGCGCCGTCGGCCTTGGTGTAGAACATCCGTACCAACAGACCGGAACGCTGGTCGATCAGATCCACGCGACGAGCGAACGGCATACCGAGCACCGTGGTCGAGCCAGCGATGTAGTAATTGCCCGACCACGGAGTCATTACCACGGGGGCGGCTGCGTGACGTACGCCGAAGCCGATCAAGCGGTGCTGGAGCATGCGCAGTACGCTGGGGGCAGGGCCGGAGTTCGCCGCCGCGTTGTAGCGGTAGTCGCGACGGACGACCACACGATTGAAGATCTGGTTGCTCGGCAGCGCAGTGGCGTCGAGCGTCTTGGTCTCGCCGTTGGTGAACACCAACTCGCTCCATGCGCGCTGAAGCGTCCATTTGATGCCATCGTCGCTGTAGAGCAGAGCGAAATCCGATGGGTAGGAGGTGGACCCCGTTTCCGTGCCGTTGAAGTACAGGCGGACCTCGACCACGTCGATGCCACCACCAACGCCCATGTCGTACTGCAGGAACTCCTGCCCAGCACCGACGGTGATGGAGAACGTGCCGCTGGCGCTCTGCCAGTAGTTGGCGGCCGAAGTCGTGCCGTCGAACGCGCGCGACGCCGCGTTGACGCCATTGGTGCTGCTGGCCGAAGCGGTACCTCCCGTCGCGGCCTGTGCGCCGGACGGGGTCGTGGCAAGGACGAGCTCACCCACGGAGACGCTCTGGTTATAACTGCCTCCGTTTTTCGAGATGAACAGCCGCCAGTACCGGTGCGCTGCCATGATCAGCTATCCCACGGACCGGTGATGTCGATGAGGCAAGCCCCGACCGAGTAGGAGTTCTTACCCCAGAGCATCATGAACTTGCGTCCAGTGTACCCCTGCACGTTCTCGACGATCTGAGTGTTCGGGAAGCAGGGTCCGTGCAGCGGCTCGAAATATCCCGGCAAGCGACCACGGATAAGCGACGGCGAAGCCTGCGTGAGCAGCGCCGGGACCATGTAGAAGCCGTTGTCGATCTGGTGCGGGTAGCTGATGTTGGCCGAAACGCCGATGCTGGAGTTCAGGCCGGACGCGAAGATCTGCGTCTGCCGCGCGCCTGCCACGGCGGTGAAGTCACGGGCCATGATCAAAGTCGCTTGTGAAACGCTCGGTGTAGTGGCGGTGATTGACGTAGCGCCGTTGAACAGACCGCAGTACTGCGTGGACGAGAACTGGTTGGCCGTCGGATTGCCGGTCACGAAGCTCAGGTACGCGTCACCCGGTTTGAACTCAATCGCGTCGCCGAAGCCGAACGCATTCATGTTCGAACCGGGCGAAGTGATGTCGCCAGACGCGGTCGTGCTCTGGATGTACGCAAAGTGGTACACCGTCTTGCCGTCAGTGATCAGCACCCAGTGACGGCCGGTCGAGTCGGCGGTGTCGGACTTCTGACAGAAGAATCCGTCCGAATGCTGACCGACCGTCGGGTACATGCCGGTGCCGGTATCCACATCCGACATGGTCTCATACCCCCACAGGCGCGCCTCGCGCGCACCGCCAGAGGTCGTGCCGTTGTCGAGGATGCGGAAGTAGTGCCGGCGGCTGCTCAGGTCGTTGGAGCGGTACACCGCTTTGTTCGTGCCGGCGAACGTCTTGGTGAAGCCACCCGGCGCGCGCTTGCTGGTGATCGTGCCGGTGGCCGGCGTCGACGGCGAGCCGGCGACGTCATAGGTGAACGACGTGCCGCCCGTCACGGTGACGACGAACTCGCCGTTGTACGCGGTCTCGGCCGCACCGGCGATCAGCGCGACGTCGCCGGTGGAAAACCCGTGCGCGGTCGCCGTCGTCACCGTCGCGGTGGTGCCGGAGCGGGTGATGGACGAGACGTTGACCTGCCCATAGCCGTTCACGAGGATGGCGTCGAGGGCCGTGATGAGCGAGCCGGTCACACCGTCGATGGTCGGCGCGCCCTGCTGCAGAGAAGTAAAGACCTTGATCGCCATTATTCAAACTCCTCAAAAAGATGTTGCCGCTGCTCTGGAGTAAGCGCCTGAAGCCGATCACGAGCTACATCAACAGCGCGTTGCCCTGCGGGATCCTTCCCAACTGACCAGAGCTCCAAGTTCTCAGGGCGGTTGTCGCTACGCACTCCGTTCTTGTGGTGTACGCGCTCTTTGGGGAGCAGCGTTCGACCGAGAGTCCGCTCCATCACGAGGCGGTGTTGCATGACGTACCCGTTTTTGTCTGCGTACGGATGCCCCTTGGCCAATTCCTTCAAATACCCGCTCGCGTGCCTATTGACCCCGCCTTTCCAGTTGGAAGGCCCCCGAAGCTGCGCGTCTAGCTTGCGTGCGCAAGACCGGGAGCAGCAGACGACGTGGGGCTTTCTGTTTGTAAACACGGTGGAGCAAACAGGGCAGACTTTGGGTTCAAGCGGCTTGGCGACTCTCGGCATTGCGGTACTCCGTTGGTGGACGCCAACAGAGTACCACGTAGTAGCCTTACAAATCAAAGCTTGAAAATTTTATTGGGACCGTTGTCCCACGTGACGATGATGTCGCCGCCGTTGGGAGTGATCGGCAGGCCAGTCGCGGTGTCGATGAACGCGATCAGCGGGCTGGTCGAGTCGGTGCCGGTGTCCTTGTAGAGGACGATGGCCTCGATCGATGCGCCGGTGACCGACGTGAACGTCATGTCGTTCGCGTCCGCCGCGCCACCAGTGGTGGCCTTGCCGGTGAATGCGCCGGAGGTCGAAATGCGGGCACCCGTACCGATGTCGGACAGGAACTCATGTGCGGACAGGTTCACCGTGTAGGTGCCGGTGTCCACGAGGACCGCCTTGATGGTATCGGTGTTCCAGTTGAACTGGCCCTCCAGAAACCGCTGGCGAGCTTTGTCGAAGAGGGCGTTTGCCATGATCCAATCTCCTAAGCAGTACAGTGCGAGTATTGCGAGTATAAGGTGTCCGGGCCGTGTTGTGGAGCAGACAACACGCCCGGGCTGCCGGTGTTATGCCGGGTAGCGCGCCCGGTACAAGCGACTCACCGCCGGCTGGAGTCTCAACGCTTGTTCAGCTGCTCACGCTCAAGGATCAGGAGCTCTTGGAGCCCCCGGACTTGGGCGTCGCATTGGGCTGCGGCACGAACAATTCGTCCCGCACTTTCCTCTCGGTCTCGGGCGGCTGCATCAAGTTCGCTGGCAGCGGCGGCAGAGTCGGACAGTCGCTGGGTTTCACAGCCGGCCCAACGCTGCTGCAGCCGGAGGTTGCCAGCGCGCAGGTCAGCAGTAACAGCAGCACCAGTGGCTTCGGCATCTTTCTTCCCCTTCTCGTAGGCTTCGGACACGCCGGCTTGCGCCGCCGCGAGGTCTTGTTCGAGCTTGCGGACCTTGTCCTTGTGGTCGGACTCGGCCTTGCGATCCGCCGCGAGGTGCTCGCTCATGGCCAGCTCGGCGGCCGTGGTGGCGTGCTTTCCGCCCTGCCAATAGCCGACGCCGCCGGCAATGGCGGCGACGACGAGCAGGGCAGCGACGATGTAGCCGTAGATGGCGTTCACGACCGGACTCCCGTCAGGCAGTACTGGTACTCGGCGCTGCGCCGGTTGGCGAGCCCCTGCACGAACTTGTACTCGGGCTTGCCGTTCGGCAGCATCCGACCGGTCTTGACGTAACTCCAGACCCGGCTACCGCCGTCGGAGAACGCCAGCCGGCGGCAGCCGAGCTGCCAATCACCACGATTCCACGCCTGCATGGCCAGACTGCCGCAGGTGGCGGCGGTGCCGTTGTTCCACGCGTGGCTGGTGGCCGCGTCGAACACAGTCTGGGGCGGCATGCGGTTGAAGCACTGCTCCAGCCGGAGCTGGACAGCAGTGATGGCCTTCTGCTCTTCAGCGAGGCACTTCTCCGCCGACCAGCGCTCGCCGACCACGATCGGGGTGCTGGTGATGTGGCGGGTCAGGCCAGCGCAGACGGTGGGCAGGCCGCCGGCAAGGCGGTCAGCGTACGCCACCGAAGAGCCGTCACGGTCCTTGCCACCCTCCCACACACCGATGAAGGCAGCGACGGCGACCGTACCGAGCAGCAGCCCGGGGCCGAACTTCTTCGAGGGCTTGCCCTTACTCTGCGGGGTCGGATTGGCGGCGGTCACGGTCGAGCCTCCGGATGGAGCCGATCCAGCGCTTGATCGGCGCTGCCTCGGGGATGGGGGTGGCGATCACTTCCACCTCGATGATCTCGCCATCGGCGGCGACCATGCGGTGGCGGATGCGGTACTGGCGGTGCTCGGAGTGGCAGGTCTCCCAGTGCCGGCGAACCCTGTAGACGTCGTTCGAGTGGACGAAGTTGAGGTAGTTCCAGCTCATCAGCTCCGACTTGCCGACGCCGAGCCAGCGCGCGTAGAGCTGGTTGACGTAGGTGATCTCGCCGCCGGCGTTGCAGTGAAATCGGCCGATGTCGTCGTCCGAGTCGTTCTCCGCCCACATGGTCTGAGTCATGAGGTCGACCTGCTCGGTGAGCGTACCAACCGCTGCTTCGGTGCGCTTGACGGAGTCCATCAGCGAACCACCGCCGTTGGGCGCAACGTAGTAGCGGATGCCCTTCACATCAGCCTTCAGCTCGGGGATGCTGCGCAGCCCGTCGAGAACGCCACGCCAGAACGCCTTCCATTCAACGAGGCGCTTGCGGTACCAGACGAGCAGAGCGCCGCCTACCGTCGTGACGACAAAGAGCAGGATCTGGGTCAGGTCCAGCTGCGAGAGAAATTCTTGAAGCACTTGGCGGTCCCCCTGCTCATCAGTAGCCGCCGTATCCGATGGTCCGGTACTTGTGCTCCCGCTTCTCACGTTCGGCCTTGGCCTGATCGCAGTACGCAAGGAACTCGGCCCGGAACATGTCGGAACGGCCGCGATCGTAGGTCTCCGCATCCTGCTTCTGGTGAGCGAGGTGCTTCATCCAGTGCAGCAGGTGGCGGTGGTGGTGTTCGTCGATCTCCAGCGCCTGCCCCCCGGCAGACGTGATCGTGACCAGAGGCATCCGGTACACGATCAAGTCGATCGACTGATCTTCCTGCGGGATGTGGACCAGCCGAACCTTGTTGGCCTCCATGCCAACCACGATCGCCTTGACGATGCCGACCGTGTTGTCGATGCGGAACCCGGAGCGGTATCCGTAGTCGTCGACCGGTCGATGGGACTGCATGTCCTCGAAGTTCAAGATCTCGAGATCGTACCCGTCAGCCGAGCGCCGCGCTTCGCGGAGCTTGAGGATGAGCGGGCTGATCGGAACGAACACGTCGCCGGCGGTCACCGACAACTGGGTGACCGCCGACGAGGCATCCGCGATGCCGCCCTGCAGACGGCAGAACATCTTCTGCGCGTCGTCGATGTACGAGTAGATCTCGGCGTCCGACCAGAGGTAGGGCGTCGCTTCGTCTCGCACTTCCGACCGGAAAAGGTCGTGCAGAGCGGTGCTGTCCATTACTGGGCAGCCTTCTTCTCGTGGTACTCCTGCCACACGGTGGCGACTTCGCGCGCGTCGACGTCGAAGCCAACCTCGCGTTCGACGGCCTTGACGGTCGGCGAGCCGGCGGCGGTGAAGTCCTTGCGCTCGTTGCCCGCGACGATCTTCTCGATCGCGGCGAGGATGAGCGGATTGCGCTCGGCCGGATCGGCCGGGGCCTTGTCGGTCTTCTCGTCCTTCAGCACGTTCGGCTCGGAGCCATCCTCCGGCTGTGCGCCGATGGCGATGGCGTCCTGATAGACGGCAGCGGGGACGTGGGTCGGCTCGCCCTTCTTGAAGGCGATCATGTGACCCTTGGTCGTGGCCAGCACGTGGTCACGGTTCAGCACGAGCTTGGGGAGCTCTTTCATGGCGTGTTCTCCAGAAGTTGTGGACAGCTCGAGAAGAGGGGGCCCGGAGGCCCCCTCTCAGGCCCAGATTAGTGGGTCTGGGTCTCGTTGACGCGGTTGCGCACGATGTACTGCACGCGGACCGTGACCTTGCCGGCGGTGGCGGCCGCGACGGTCGGAGCGACCGTGACGCGGATCTGTTCGCCGTTGCCCACGTAGCCGGTCGGAACCAGCGGCGTGCGCCCGGCGGCCACGCGGTCGGTGACGCCCAGATAGCGGGTTGCGCTGCCGGAGTCACCGACCGACACGTTGTAGGCGGTCGAGCCGCCCACAGCCGTCTCGGTCACAACCTCACCGCCGGTCACGATGGCACCGACGGGGAGGTTGATCGCATCCACAACCGTGGAGCCCACGGTCTTGAAGTCCTTCGTCGCACCAGCGGTATCCACCATGGTGTCGTCGAAGTTGAAGGTGAACTCGGCGACCAGCGGGTACTGCTGGCCACGAGTAGCGATGAGCTTGGACATGTCGGTTCTCCTATGCGAAGTCGAGGGTTACTGGGCAGCGTAGACGGAGATCACACCGAAGTCCTGCACGGTGTTGCCCGAATAGATGCTGTTGAACTTCGGCTTCAGGAAACCGAGGATCTTGGACACCGAAATGCCCTGCTGATTCTCGTAGTCGAAGCCCTTCTCGACCCACTCCGGATTGCCGATGTCGGCCATCGCCAGCGCCTGCGCGCCGCAGAACAGGATCTGGCAGCCGTCCTGCGTACCGGTGGCACCCCACTTGTTGCCCGAGGCCGCGCCGCTGGTGTTGTACACGTGGCGGAACTCGTGGAACACGATGCCGTCGATCTCGACCGAGCTGCCGGTGAACAGCGGGTTGTCAGCCGAACGCTGACGCGCGCTGCGCACGTTCTGCATGTAGGTCGGATCCAGCTTCAGGCGAGCCATCGCCTGCGGGGTCAGGAACGCGTGGAACTGCTCCTCGCCACCCGACGCCTTGATGCCGCGCAGGTACTGGTCCTTGGCGTACGCCTTCAGCTGGACGAACAGCTCCCACATGGGGGTGTCGGCCGCCACCAGCGTGTTGGTCGCGCCGTTCGGCACCAGCGTCTTGGCGGTGCCGTCCCAACGCAGCTTGCGCTGGCTGGTCGGAGCCGCAACGTCCGGGGCGAACTCGAGGAACGGCAGGTCGGAGCCGGTACGGGCGACACCGTTGTTGCGCATCGCGTAGCTGACGCCCGACAGGGTCAGGAAGGCCAGCTGGTCGATACGGTCCGCCAGCCAGTACGCGAGGACGTCGCGGCTGTTGTTGCGGAACTCGACCACGGACTTCTGATCGGCCATGCGGCCTTCGTGGCGGTTGGCGTGGCGGAGCTGGTCGATACGGATCACCTGATCGTACGACTTCATCGCCTCCTCGTTGCCTTCGAGGGTGCGGTCACCGGCGACGCCGTCGCCTTCCAGATCGGCCAGCAGGGTGATGACGGCGCGAGCGCCCTTCTCCGACTTCTTCAGCTCGGTCACGTGCTGGATCAGGGAGTTGGAGTCCTTGCCGAGGAACTTGTTGACGAACGCGTAGTTGCGCGCGTGCTTCCACAGGTCCATCGACCAGACGGTCTTCTGCTCGTCGGTGAGCAGGGCGAAATTGGTAAGTGCCATGGGGCTGCCTCCTAAAGGCAAGAGTGTTGAAAGTCGGATCGTTGCTTCCGGGTTCTCGCTCGGAGCCAGCGCAGATGCGACTTTTTAGGAGGTCGGAGCTCCGTACGTGCTGTCGTGACGTACACCCGATGACGCGGATGGTAGATCTGAATTCTGGATGTGTCAACAGAAAGGGGGCCGTCGGCCCCCTTTCTGTCAGGACGGGATCTTCTCCCGGTCGATGTACGGTGCCGGTGTCGCACCGCCGCCACACCCGCCGCAGTCGCCGTGCATCGGACGACTGGCCGTGACGCGCTTGATCGGATCCACCACTTCGACCGGGATGATCTCGGCGGTGACCTGCTGCGCGCGCAGCACCTCGTTGCGGATCGCCCGGATCTGGGCCGGAGTGGGCTCGTCGACCAGTTCGAAGAAGCCGCGCAGGTAGTGGAGGAGCTGGTTGGAGTCCATCAGGTGGAGGCCTTTCCGAGGATGCGGTTGAGAAGTCCGGGGTTGTGTGGCTTGGGCATCTCCGGAACTTCGAGGATGGTACCCGCCGGCAGGGCGCGGGGCAAGCCGAGCATCTTCTGCGTTTCGAGATCGACGCGGGCTTGGTATGCCTCCATCTGGGCCTGATAGCCCGCCAGCCCGACGTTGGACCGCATCTTGGCCATCTCCAGCATCTGCTTCATGGCCTCCTCTTCCTTCTTCCTCCGCTCGTCGGCCTTGGCATGCTCCTCCGCGCGCTCGAGGAGGCGGGCGGCGACGATGCCACCGACCGCCTCGCCGAGCTTCTCGCGCATGGTCGCCCACTGCTCGGGCGTCGGGGGGTGATCGCCGACGAGCTCGGCGGCACCGTTCAACCACAACACGAACTCGACGGGTTTCATATCAGCGGCTCCCCATACCCTTGTGAGCGTCGAAGCCCTCGGCAGCCACACGCTGCGCCGGGGGCTTGACCGGCCACGGAATCAGCTTGTCCTCCACGGCGACGAACTCGGTCTGGGACCCGTCGGCGTTCGTGATGGTCAACATCATCCGGTCTTCGTTGTTGACCCAGACGGCAACCTTCTGGTCGTCCGCCGCCTCGCGCAGATGGCGGCGAAGGGCAGTTTCGATGTCCATCAGGACTCCTTGATGGTGGTCGCCGGGTTGGCCTCGGCGTAGCCACGGGTGACGAATTCGCCGGTTTCGGCGCAGCGATAGCGGGGCGGGTGCTTGGTCTGCCCCTCGTGGATGGCGTCGCGGAGCGAGAAGCCCAGCAGCGGCCAGATCTTGTTGACCGCGTTCTGGCGGGCGATCTTCCGGCCGATCTCCTCGTCGAAGTTGGCCGGGCTGGCGCAGGCCGACTCACCGGTGACGGTGAAGCCGTTCTTGAGGACCAGCACGCAGAAGGTCAGGAGCGGGAGCGCGGCGGCGTTGAGGTCGTTGGGCGGGGTGCCCTGATGGACGCCGTTGTGGGAGTGGTAGGCACCGACTGCGCCGTCGAGCGCGGTGAAGAAGTGCTCGGAGGCAACCTCCGCCTCGATGTCGGCCGGCGTGACGCGCGGCGCGTGGAGGCCCTTGGCCTCGATTTCCTGCTGGATCGGATCGTTCATTGGAGCTCCTATCGGTCCGGGAGGCGGGATTGCCTCCCGGACCGATATTATATCAGAGCTCGTCGCCCCGCAACTTCGCCTTGGTCTCCTCGTCCAGCTTGGAGAACTTGTCCTGCGACAGCCGCATCACGTCGATGCCCTGCTCCCCGCCCTTGCCGGCCTTGTCCGAATCCAGACCGATCTTGGCGCTGTTCGGCGGCTGCTTCTTGTCCGCCTCGGCGGCCTTCTCGCGAGCCGCCTTGGCACGCTGTTCGGCCAGAACCTTGCCGGCGTCGGACGCCTTCTGCTCGGGCGGAGCACCCAGCACGTACTTCACGGCCTTGGCCAGAGCCTCGGAGCGCTTGGTGCCGGACTTCACGAAGGCGTTGAGCAGCGTCGCCACCTCGTTGGTCTGGTCCGCGTCGAAGTCCTCGTGCTCGGGGTTGAGCGCCGGGTACTTCGCCTCGAAACCGGCCAGCTGGGCGTTGTACGTCAGCTCGTCGACGGCAGACTTCCGGGCAGCGTCCGACTTCACGGAGGTCTGGTACTCGACCAGCTCCTCGCGCATGGCGTCGACCTGCTTGCGGATCTTGCGCGCCTCGTCCTTCTTGCCGTCGAGGATCAGGTCCTCGTACTTGTCCTGCAGCTCTTCGATCTTGGACCTCATGTCCGAGACCGCCTTCTGGGTGGCCGATGCCTGCTGACCGCCCTTCAGCCTCTCGATCTCTTCGAGCAGCGCCTGTTCACGGGCGCGAGCCTTGGCCTGAGCCTCGTCGAACCGGGACTTCGGGATGCGGATGTTGCGCTTCTTGGCCTCTTCGGCCTCCTGCTTCTCGCGCTCGGCCTTCTCTTCGGGGGTTTCGTCGCCCTCGTCGAGCTTGTCGCCCTTGGCCGCACCATCCTTGCCGGCGTCGTCACCTTCGCCGCCCTTGCCGGCCTCGTCGAGAGGCGACTTCACCTCATCGCCGCGATCCACGGGGGTGTCTTTGCCCTTGTCGTCGCCAGCGCCAGCAGCGCCGTCGATCTTGTCGTTTTCATCAGCCATTTTGAGCTCCTTCGGTGGGTTTCGGGGTATTGCGTGCCTGTTCCACGGCCGCGACGCGCTGCGCCATAGCCTGTTCGCGGGCCTGCTGCTGCTTGATGGCGGTGTCGGCCGCCGCTTGCTCGCGCTTCAGCTGCATCTCGGCAGCCATCTGCTCGCGCTTGAGGGCGAATTCGCGCTCCATCTGCTCCTTCTTGAGCGCGAACTCCTGATCCATCTTCTGCTGCTCCATGGCCATCTCGGCCTCCAGCTTGTACTGCTCCATGGCCATCTCGTCCTGCCCGGAGTCCTGCCCGATCGAGGCCAGCTCCTTCTGGGACTTGGCCTGCTTGAGCTGGGCATCGGACTGCTTCTGCATCGCCTCGGCCTCGAGCTTGGTGACCTCGGCCTCGTTGGCACGCTGCTTGAGCTGGGCTGCCGCCTGCGCTTCGGGGCTGTTCTGGTCGCCCTCCAGCTCCTTGACGATCTCGGCCTTGTCCTTGAGACGGCTCGACTGGATGATGTACTTGTCCGGGATCTGCACACCGGCCTCGGTGCGCAGGCGCACCGCCTGATCGAACTGGGTCTCCTCGAACGTGTCGCGCTCGGGCTGGTTGGTGACGACCACGGCGTACTCGCCGAGGGTCAGATCGTTGACGATCATACCTTCGGGCGTCGGCTGGTTCACCGTCAGCTGCTCGGTGGTGTTGGTCAGCCGGTCGGTCGTGATGTAGAGCAGGCGCTGTTCGGTGTAGTACTCCTGCACCATGTCCAGAATGTTCCGGGCGAGGATGAAGTCGGTCCGGTTCATGTTGTCCATGACCTTGGCCAGATTGGCCTGACCCGACTGCTTGTTCGTCTGCACGCTCTTGGCGGCCACGTCCTCGCGGGCGAAGCCCTGCATGTAGTCGGACACGCCCGAGATGCTCTTGATGTGCTCCTCGGCCTTGTAGCTGATGCGATCCAGCCCGCTGGGGGTCTGGTTCGGCTGGATCTTCTCGGCGTTGGTCAGCTCGTCGAGCTCGAGTACCAGACCGGTCTGCGCGCCGCGCTGCTCGAGCTCGGCGACCGACATGTTCTGGAGCGCGTTGCGCTTGACCTTCCA